GCAGTTGGTGCGGTGGTGTAGAGCGCCAGGTAAAAAGTTCCTGGCGGCGAATAAGCGTTACCGCTAAAAATGTCGTCCAAAATTTCGTTCGCTAAAAAATTAGAAAATGGCATCAATCACTCCAATGGTGTTGTCTGCATCTGCACACTCGTCTGCCCGGTCGTGCGCTGATCAGATATTTCGATGTCAGAAACTTTTGACTGGTACATAGAATTCCACACCGCGATTCGCTGATCGTCAGCCAAATACGGCGCTGACTGAAGCAAACTCCCAAACAAATAGATGTCTGGTGCAAACTGCAACATCCAATTAGTCGTATTTGCATCTGACAACGATGGAATTTTTGCGTAGTACACGAGCTCTGCGGTGTAATCACCGCTCGGCACTGGATACACTTGTATCTCTGTGCCAATCATCGTGTAGAACAGCGGCTTACCGTTTGCCACAGATGCAGCCCGTTTTTCATTGAGCGCGTCTGGCGTTAGGTATTGCAACTTAGTGACCGGATTCGTTTCTAGAATTAACGTCTGCGTCTGAAACCAATCATCAGGAGTTTGCGTATATTCGCTATCGATTGTTGCATCACTGCGCGTGATCATTTTGCGATGACGTAAATTCCGCGTGAATTCAGATTCTGCAAGACTGATGAAATCTGGAATGACTGACGTCAGATCAGATCGATTGAGCCAGTCACCGATTGAAGTCTGCAATTCTGCATAGGTCGAAATCGGCATCAGACTTTTCCACCCCTTGTTCGGTAGTACCGATTGTCAGGATCGTTCAGCCATTTATTAAAAGCCTGCTTATCATCAACAATGCCTTGTTTTTTCAAGTTCCAATAAACGGACAGAGGCAGAGATGCGACCTTGCTCCATTCGCCATACGGCGCATGTTTGTCAACCTCATTCAAGCTGCGCTTGTTTTGCTTAACGAGCTCAGTCACATCCTGCGTAGTCTCGATGACGAATTTATCCTGAGACGGGGAATCCCCCGCCTCGAAGATAAAGTCATGCTTAATCCCCGTTAGAGGATCGTACTCAAGTGTGCGTCGATCCGACATTAGCTACCTGTTAGATCGGCGAGAACGCCAAGGCCAGCTTCGTTATTTACTTGCAGGCCATATTCGCAAAGCGTCATAAATTTGGACGCATCGCCAGTCTTCGCAAGTTCTGTAACAGCCATAGGCCGCAACGTCACCAGCTCGACCATGTCTGGGTCGATGATGTACATGTCGCGCTCCCTACTGAATCTGTTAGGAACTATTTGCACAGAACCGAAATCCGACATATACACGTCAGCGGCTCCAATGATTGTCGTAGGACTATCACTAGGTGCCATGTACCGCTGTGCGGCAATGCCTGCGAACCCACTCACCTGGCCCTTGTTAAAAGGTCCAACCATGATGAATTTCGGATCGCCCCCGTTGGACCACGTTGACTGTAAAACGGGCTTGAGAAGGGCTTCCGTCGCGGCTCGTCTATTACCTGCTGACGAATCAGTTGCTGCGGCATTCGGCATACCATTTGACAATGTGCCAGATGCGCCACCTGTGCCGCGACCTACATTACTCGTTAGCCAAGCTGATAGGGATGCTGTTTTACGTGCAGTACCAGCAGCACCAGACACGGCTGCTACGTTGACGCCCACGAGATTGAACTCCATGTCTCGCTTGAGCTCATTTCCTTTTTTGGTAATTTGATAGGCAAGTTGAGATCGTAATCCTGCCTGGTCAATCGAACCATTAAGGTTATCTGCGATGATCGCATCTTTACGACTGATCATCGTTACATTTGATAATTTTGTCGTAGCAGTAATCGCCGTAAATGAGCTCAGATCATCGCCATCAATCTGCGCATTACTCGCTGCGGCTGCTAAAGAATCGATCTGCCATTCGAAAATTGTATTGGTTGCCTTACGACGCTTCGTCATGTTTGAAATGAACGGAGTCGTCTCAGGAGATATGTTATAGATGATGTCACTGAAATCTTCTCTGATCCCGTTGACCCCATATCTCGTGGCGGTATTTGTAACAATAGCCATTATTGGCCTCCTAAGTAACTGTTTTTAATGGGTTTTCAACCCATCAACGATTCAACTAAATCGACCGCACTATCGATGCGGCCATCCTTCGCAAGACGTTGACGTTGAGCTTTCGCTCGCTTAGAGCTTGGTTTCACCTGCGCACTACTCGCACCAGGCTTAACGCTATTTTTGCGACGAGCTTTAGACGCTTTCTTCACACGTCTCTGGCCTCTATCGTAGAGCATCGCTTTTCGCAGCACATTGATATGGTTAGCTCTAACAAGAGCTCCCATCTCTTCTTCACTGATTCCTTGATCAGCAAGATAAGAGCGTAATTCTTCGCTCTCCGTTTTGGCGACCTTCTCATCCTTCCAAGCTGGAATGACTTCCGGCAACCGTGCTACTTCTGCATTCAGCATCGACTGCAATTGTTCCTCGCGCTCACGGGCTGTAGCCTCATTCACTCTCTGCTGCTCAGCTTTAATGGCCGCTAGTTTCTGCTGTCGTTCTTGCCTCCGCTTGTTAAAATTTCGCTCTGTGCGACTCGCCTCAATTGGATCTTCCTCAAAAAGGGAATCCCAATCCGGCTCAGGCTCATCTATTGCTCCAAGCTGCGCTTGCAATGCTGGTAAAAGTTCAGCGTATTGCTGGCGCTCTAGAATCACAGCATCACGTTCTTGCGCAAAGAGCTTTCGCTCTTCAGATAATGCCTGTGATTTTTTTGTGTAATCTGAAGTTCGCGAGTAGCCTGACTTGAGCTCCTGCAGATCAACATCCAGTTCCTCACCATCAACTTTGACAGTGAATCTTTCCTGATCTTCAGGAGAATCATCATCATCGAGCTCTTGCTCGTCGTCCTCCAGTTCGGCATCGTCTGATTCAAGTTCTACAGCTTCCTCGAACTCTTCCTCTTCTGACACCTCGCCTTCTGCGTCTACAGAAGACTCGTCAATCGCCTCGTCTGGTTGTTCAGCTTTTTCCTCTTCAGGAGCCAACAAATCCATGATCTGGCTTTGCGCTTCCGAAATCCCAAATGCAGGGGTTTCGCTGTCTATTATTTTATCATCCATGAATTAAAGTCCTTATCTGTCTCGTTGTTGCTTCTCAAAGGCGATTGAGTCTGATGCCGCTCGTAACGAGTTGACCAGTTGCTCAAGCACCCCCAGTTTTGCAAAAATCAGCTCACGTTGATCTAACTTAGATGCGTGTTGCCAGTCTTCAAACAATTGGTACTTTGTGCGCGAAATCATTTCCGCAAAATTTTCATCATCAAAAAATTGTTGTAGCGCGAGTTGATATTGATACTCAGACCTGGCCATTGTTCGGTCCCTGTGCCTGAGCTAACGACCTCACAAGTTCGCGATCACGTTCGCTGTTTGCTTTAATCTTTGCAGTATCAACTTGCGCACCATATCGTGCCAGGAGCTCTGCCGCTTTCAGCTCGATATTCGCCTCACTCTCATCACGCCGCCTATCGTCCTCTCTGACCATCTTTTCTCGCTCCAGGTCCAGCTCAGCCATTTTTTTAGTTATGTTCGACTGAATTTCCTGCATCTGAACTTGTATCAATTGCTGATTAATATCGGGCTCTGGCTCTTCCTCGGGAGGCGGTGTCCATTGCGCAGGATCTGTAAAGTATCTGTTGATATCTTTGATCCCGCCGAGCTCCAATGTAGTGACCAGCGTGTTGTAGAAATTCTCAGCATTCACAAGTGGGTTATTCGGACCGAGCTTTTCGAGCAGTTGCTGCTGGATTTGGCTGATCTGGCCGAGCAGTGCTAACCGTTCCTGCGTACCGCCAGTGCCCAGTGCGATATTTGTGATCACATCCATGTTTACGTTAAACGTATCTGGTGAAATGGGAACGAAATTGTTACGCAAGCGAATGACTCGCTCTTCGTCCTGATAAGTTGCAATAAGTTTCAGTAGCCCTTTGTAGAGCCTCTTCATGCCGTTTTCTGCAAACAAGCGAGCAATCAATTCTATCCGTTGTTGGGCGGCACTAATGGTCTGTGTGACTGCTGCGAGCGTGCTGCTCTGCAACTGGTCGGGCGATAACCCGGCAGCGGCCTTGCTAATACCAGTGCGGTTCTCGCGCATCTGATCCAGGTACTCCATCATCGGGAAGGCAGCCTCGCCCACATAAGGCAAAGTAAACGGCGTGACCGCTCCAGGGTTGCGCATACGAATCACCCCACCTGCCTCAACATTGAGAACGTCTTCAAGACTAGCCTGCCCTTCGACAATACCAACTCGCGGATGCGTGCTCATTGCTAACGAATCTAATGAGGCTCTAAGCACTGCTGTTTTTATTCGCTGAATGTCCATGGTGAGATCGGCAATTGATAAGCCGAAA